GCCCGACCGCCGAGTTCGCCCCGGTCATGATCAGAATGCCGCCCGCGAATTCCTTCGACAGCATGGTGTTGCCCGCGTCGCGCGACCGCGCAGGTTTGACCCGGTCCCGCAGTTCCGGGCTTTCCTCGATCAGCGGGTCGATCCGTTGGCGCGAGTTGCGTTTTGCCAGTTCCACGGTCGACTGCACCGCGAGCATCGGCCCCGGCGCATGATGGATGGCAAAGCCGATCCAGTTGTTGCCAGCTTCGGTCGCACCGACCTGTGCCGCTTTCATGAACACGATGCGCTGGACAGCAGAGCTGGGTGACAGCGCATCCATGATTTCGCGCATGTAGGGCGTGCGCGCCGTGCGATAGCGCCCCGGCTCGGCGCTGGCGCGGGACCCCAGCATCCGGTGCGCATCGGCCCATTCCGACACCGTCAGATCGGCGTCCGGCCGGAGGCCCCGGCCCCAAGCCCGCAGCAAGTGGTCGGAGCCGTCGAAGGTCGAAGGTCCCTCATTGCCCTCAGCGAGGGTCGATGCGGACCTCGGCGAGGCTGTCGAGTTGGGCACGGACATGGGCTTCCAGAACCTCTCGCATCATGACGGGCTCCAGACTTCCGTGATCCGCGATCATCACCCCCAGTTCCGACGCCATCAGCGCCGCCGCCCGCGCGGGCCAGGTCACCCAAGCGTCACGCTCTTCCCGCGCCAGCCGGAACACCAGCCCAACCGCGCGATCCCGGTCGATCAACTCGCCCTTCAACATGGCGAGCTTCAGCTTGCGCTCCTGCGCCTTCAGAACCTCGTTTGCGGTCTTGGCCTGCAGGAAGGTCGTTCCCCCACCCGTAAGGGGCGCTGCCAGGCCCTGTTCGCGCAACGTTTCACCGACGGTCGACAGCGCTGCGTCCGGCACTGGCTTAAGCTTGGGTGCCGCTGCATTTCTTGCATCACCACGTTGCTTGGCAGGGTCCGTCGTCGCGGCACGCCGCGCATCGGAAGCAGCCGCGTCAATCGAACCATCGGCATGTTGTACCAGCCGCCCGGTATCCTTGGCCTTCTGGATGGCACCCCGCGACAGGCCGACATGGGCGGCATACTGGCGCTCGCTCATGCCCTGCATTGCGCACCCCGCGCCTTTCATAAAGCAATGATATTGCTTGGAAATGAGTTGACTGTCGCCTACGTTGGTGTTGGACGATGGTTTTTCCGTAGGCCGCAATCCTCGGGCGACACCGATCAGAGTAGGAAAAGCATTTCAGGGTGCCACGCTTTTTGTGCGTTTACGCTGCCAGTTTGAATGTTCAGCGGCAATGTTGCCGGGGTTTAAACTGTGCTTGGCCGCAAGGTCTTTGCGCTCTGTTACCGATGGTTCCCGCCGATACGCCCGGGTAAACGTTTCCATCACGACCCAAGCGTAGTGACATTCGCCATAACGAAGTCCTCGGTCAGAGATTCCGGTGGCGGCGCGTTGTTTGATCTCAGCGGGCCAGCCCAACTCATCGGCTAAATCACGTAATTCCAATTTTTGCTCGTCAGTGCGGCGGTCCTTAGCGCTCATCCCTGCATCGCCCTCTTTGTTAATCCAGCTTTATTCGGGACTTTAGTTTTTCTGAAACTATCACGGCCTGCGGCATCGGGCAAGCAAAGGCACCCCAGTCAGCCAAGTTGTCCGCCGCCAGCGCCGTGCTGGCCGATCTGCAATTGATCTGAGGCAGGCCGCACAATGAGCACGCGCGCACAGATCGCCATCCAGACCGGTCCCGAGGAACGGGCGCATATTTACGCCCACAACGATGGGTATCCCTCGCACATGCTGCCCGCGCTCGCGCGCTGGACGCCCAAGGACATCCTTGCCGCCAGTGAGATCAAGCAAGTGCGTGCCGATGAACTGGACTGTTTCGAGCCGCCACACCCGCCGAAAATGCTGCCATGCCCGACCCGCGAGTTTTGCCATCTTTATGTCTGGCAGGGCGGCGCTTGGGCCGACATCACCCCTGATACCCCCTTGCCCGAAAGGCCCCAGCCCTGACCTTTGCCCTGAATTGCCTGCCCGAAGGCGAGGCGCTCACTGATCTGGTCCGGCGCAACTGTGCCATCGGGTTCGACCTGCGCTTCTGCCGAAGCGTTGCGGTCACGCCCGAGGATCGCGACACCATCACCTGCGATCCGGGCGACGCCGAATTCGCGACGCTTTATGCCCTCACCGATCTGGGCGAGGCCATCGCGATCCATGACGTCACGCTTTCCAGCGTTGGGGCCGACGAAGTGGCCACCATCGCCCGCGCGCTGTTCGTGGCCATGGTCAATGTCCGCCGCGACCCGCCAGATGCCGCTCAGCGCCATGAGGCCGAACAGACGGCGCTGATCGATCCCGACCGGATCGGATGACATGGCGATGCACGATCATAAAGCACTGATATTGCTTAAATTAGCCTACGACAATCAGCCCAGCAGAGCGATGGTCGTCACAGGAAAACGATGCAACTCACCCCCGGAGACCAAGCCATGACCACCCGCCGCGCCACCGACAATTCCAAAGCCCTCGACGCATTCCTCGCCGCGAAGATCGAGATCGACACGATGCTCGAACGCCTGACAGCCCTCAGCGCGGACCATTTCGACGCCGACCCTGACGAGGTCAATTGGGGCCATGTCGGCAACCTCAACCACTACGCCAGCCTGATGCGCCAGATCACCGACAGCGCCTTCCGCGAGGGCGAACACGCCGAATGATCGTTTACACCCGACGCAAGGTATGCCCGCCACTGGTGGGCTTCACCCGGTAGAAGGTGGCGCATGTCGCGTCGCCTGTTAACCGGAGCGACCCATGCCACAGATCCAACTGTCACAAACCCAATCCATCATTCTATCCGCAGCCTGCGCCCGCGAAGACGGGATGGTGTTCCCCGTCACCGCTAGCATCAAGGGCGGCGCTGTGGGCAATGTCTGCAAAAGCCTGCTGAAGCGCGGGTTGATCGAGGAGATCGTCGCCGCTGATCCCGACACGGTTTGGCGGCACGATGATGGGGGTCCCCTGACCTTGCGCACCACACAGCTGGCCCATTCGACGCTCGGGCTTGGCAACGCCGACGGTGATGTGCCCGCCCCGCAACAAGACCTGACACCTCCAACCCAGCGCAAGGACACCAAACAGGCGCAGCTGATCGCCATGCTCTGTGCCAACGGCGGCGCGACCATCGATGAGATCGTCGCAGCCTTGGGCTGGCGGTCGCATACGATTAGGGGCGCAATGTCAGGGGCGTTGAAGAAGAAGCTCGGCCTCGAAGTCACCTCGGAGAAGGTCGAGGGGCGCGGACGGGTCTATCGGCTTCCGGCAGCCTGACCCACTTGGCCCCGACCAGTAGATGGTCGCCGTTCCTCCGGGGCGGGGTGGCACCGATATATCTTTCGTTCCATGGTCTACATCTGCTTACAGTGAGGGATGCTGTTTGCAGCGGAGGGCGTGTTCGGTGGCCGACAAGCGAAAGTACTATTATGAAGCCCGCGGTTTCAGCGTCTACTATTTCGCAAATGCGATTCATAATATCATTCGGGACAGTCAGTCATACATCCGAGGTATCGAGGACATCTTGGGCGACATGCAGACGCTGAACCTAATGAGAAGTTTTCATCGATTCACGAATCTCCATCATTTTTCCGAGGTGATCATTCGCATGATCATTGAGGAAGAAGCTGACCATCTGGACGAAAAGCCTGCACACTTCTTGCGTGAGTTTCTAAGGGCCTTTGCAGTTCCATTCGGCCCTGACGACCTTTCAGATCAGGATAGTTTTTTCACTTACACTAGTGAATCTGATAGATACCATACTGCCATTGAGGATTTGACTGATGAGGTATTCCACGTCCTATTTAATGACCTGCAGTTCCTCCAGAGGTTTAACCGGTTGTGCGCGAACTACATCGATGGTTCGGGCTTCGGCGAGGAGCTAAGAACACGAAAAGGTCACCTTAAACGAGTTGCGCTTCCAGTTTGGGTTCGAAAGGCGATTTTTCATCGAGACAAAGGTGAGTGTCGGGATTGCAAGCGCAGCCTTGCATTGATTGTGAACCAGATTGAGACGGAACGATACGATCACATTGTTCCATTAGCTAGGTTCGGAGCCAACGACATTACAAACATCCAACTTCTCTGCGAGCCCTGCAATCTCAAGAAGTCCGCCAAGGATATGTCGGTTTCGCCCCTGTATCCTAGAGCCATTTTGCCAGACTGACACACTTGATGCCGGAAGGTGGCCCAGCTTCGTTGACAGATTTTGTTTTGAGTTTTTTCACGCGATTGGGTGCCAAACACTTACAGTCATCTGTCAGAGCGTTCCGCGGGTCTATCTTTCTCCACCGGCAGAGTGCTGCAGCCGTTCGCCTCGAACAGCCGCCGCAGAACGTAGGACCGCGCGATGCTGACCAAGGTGAAAACCACGCCCAGCTTCAGGTTCTGTGCCAGCGTCGTGTGCAGCCCAAAAATTGGGAAGATCAGGATCTGCGTGACGACGGCGACGCCGTAGCCGACGACCACATTGGCCACCGCTTCAACCAGCGACATGGCGCGCGATTGCTTCATGCTGGCGCCCCGTCATCCATC